GGCAGGGGCTGCTGCAAAAACTATATCTTTTTTAGGTGTTTCGGACTTTTTAAGTTCCGAGGTCTTAGTTTTTGTAGTTTTCTTAATATTTGACATCTATTTCCTCTAAAAATTAAAGATTACGTTAGAAACTAAAGCCTATCTTTCCTTTTTTCTTGATTTTTAGGGTATTTTTGTCCCTAACCGCCAAGTCTTTTACCCTATTTTTCAGCAAGTTCTGATTATAGGATTGTGCTTTTTCTTGCCAAGTAGAACCTTCGTATTCTGTCTTATTCTTGGCATAGCTAAAACTGCCTTTCTTACCTAAATAAGTAAATATCAAGTAACGTATAGCATCCATGATATCTGATGTGCCTTCCTTGTCTTTTAAAGGAACCCCATCAATAGGGTCTCCCTTACCGTCGGTTTTCCATTTGTATATTTCAAAGCAATCCAATATTCTAGTGGTATTTCCATGAACCAATACTTTCATGAGTCTAGCATTGTTGCTGTCAGTAATAACAGACTGTACACAATTAATGCCATCTATAACAAAGTCAGCGTTCTTTTTTACCCCTTTAGCAGCACCTTGAACTTTTCTGTTTAGTTTTTTAATACTTCCGGGTTGAGACGAGTCACAATACCATCGCTTAGGTCTGTATATTTCATCGAATTCTTTAGCATATTTGTCAATAAGGTCAGAGTCTTCTAGACCAGAAGCAGAGACCACATCCATTATCCATATTTGGCCATCAGGCAATACGGCTCCGACGACTATGGTGGACTCATCGGTAAATCCCCAATCCACACCAGCATAAAAGGGTATACCCATGTCATGCATATAGGCTATTAACATGTTAAGGGTCATGTCTTTTTTGTTAGACTCTCCTGTAAGGTATTCCCAAGCTTTTTGCAAATCTATAGAGTTTTCGTGTCTAGAAAATCTAGGATATACCAGACCAAAACTGGAAGGCTTATTACAGAGAAGCTGGGCATTTGCCCACTCTGGAGCAGTTTGTTTAAAGTTGTTATGTACTGCTGTAATAGGCTTAAATAAACCATCATGATTGGTTTGTGGTCTGTCAACTAAATAGTTTCTAATAACAGACAACATAGGATGCTTGGCTATACCAGCATAGGCCTCAAAAGGCTCATAGTTAGCTTTTTCTTCATCATTTAAGGTTTCGTATTCTGCTGGGTCTAGGTTTCTCATTGGAAGGTCTATAGAGAGATACCTAAGAACTTTTGGCTTATTTATTTGAGCAATTTCTGCTGGTATTCTCTCGGTTATATCTATGATATTCCACCTCAAGATTTCACCACCAGCGTTCTGTGTCTCTTTGAGGGTCTTCTCCATGAGCCCACCAGCATATTTTCTGGTAGATAGATAAACTGTAAGGGGAAAGTAACCACGGTAAGTGCAAGGAATCATCTTTGCTTCCTCTAGGGCACGAGGGTCTTGAACTACATCTACCTCGTCCATAAACAACAAAGGCACATGTTCACTGTTGTGGGTAAGCAAACCATTAGCAAAATAATTGTGATTATCTTTTATTTCAAAATCATAGGTAGCATAACCTGATTTGGCCTCTATTTCTTCTATTTCTAAAATCTCAAAATTATCCACTATACAATTCCCATTTTTTATGTCCATAATCCCACACTTTATATATAGGTCTATTATGGCCAAAATTTGCTTGGCTAAAAATACCTGCTAAAGCTTGAGCTTCTTCTGTTGGATATTTTTCTAAAATATCTACATCATTTATTCTTTTACACTTAGTACGAAAAACCCTGGTATCGAAATCTGTATAAAAATAACCAGGAGCTAATGTTTGTGTGGTTTCTTTAAAACCCATTTTCTTATATACATTTCCATGCCCTATTCTATTGTTACTATAACTTAATAGTTTTTCTTTATAATTCTCTCTGAAGAAATTAATAAGTTTTCCAAAGCCTCCATATATTTGGGTGCTACTATCACTAGCAAATCTAGCAATTTCCCAACATTTATGTTTAGAATTTTTTCTAAAGCTCATACAGCTAAAGATATTGTTTTCCTTATCTACCAAAGCATAAGCAAAACTAGATTTAGTATGTCCATCTATATGATTTTTCTTAAAAAAACTTTCAAAATCTTTATTTTTATTTAATTTTATTAGCTTTAACTCTGAAGCTCTTATTTTTTTTGTAAAAATTCTTAACCTGTTTTTAATCATATTTTTTACAAGATCTCTATTGTAGTTCCATTCGTCTTCAAATATAACGAAGGGTTTTATATCTTTTTTAAAAAAAGCTTCATACTTTTTTTGATTAATGTTCTTTGCATTTTTCTTCACAGCACTAGAGTGCCAATATAGTCCGTCAATTTCTATTCCAAGATTAAAATCTGGTATATAGATGTCTATTTCATAAGGAGCTATAGTTTCCCTATCATTAATTCTTAATTTTCCACTGTATATTGACTCAATAAATTCAACAACTTCCTGATGAATTTTAGAAAAAGGTCTATAACATTTTTTACATCTTTTATTATGATTATAAAAATTAGTAAATAAAACTTCAGTGACATGATTATTAGGGCAAACAATTTTAAGTTTTTGTTTTTGGTTAATATACTTTTTAGTTAATAATGTATAACCAGAATTTTCTATATAATCTTTTACAAAATCTATATCAAAAGATTTTGAATTGCACTCATCAGTGTTACATCTATGCCCATATTTAAACCTGTTATAGCTAACCTCATAAAGATGTCCAAGATGACACTTAGTTTTTAGTTTTTGTTTAGTATTTTTATACTCACTTGGACCAGTAATCAAATCGTAGTTATTAATTGTAAATAATTCTTTTACATCCTTATAGCCCACGCTCTTGCAAGTGCCACATCTATTTTTTTTATTGTAGAATTTTTGATAAGAAAGTTTGCATTTGTGGCCCTTGGGGCATAAAGTATCTAACAGCTGATTGCTGTTTTTATAATCATGCTTTTTTGTAACTAACAAATAACCCTTCTGTTCAAATGTTTTTTTTATCTTTTCATAGCTTATTCTATTGTCTATTCTTCTTTTTGCTATGCCTTTATCACCAACAACTAATTTCTGAGCCTCTATATAACCTTTTCCTTCTATATATATTTTATGTTCAGGTGAACAGGTAATGGTTCCTTTGGTAGTTTTAATTTTTAATAATTTTTTGTGCCTATTTGATTGGGCATTTACTATAGGTTTATATTCCATGGTGCCATCTTTGTGATTAAAAGACAGCAATTTGATGCTTTTCCCTTTTTCTAAATCACTAAAAACTTTAGAAGCTTTTTCTATTCCATTTTCAGTATTTAGTCTAGTATTTCCATGAATACAATTCATACCAGCAACGGTGGCAACAACTACGCGCAGATAAACATCGTCACCGTCGTCAGTAATGTATTGAATTTTACCCTTGTTGTCACTCTCTTTTTGCCAGCCATTTTCTTCTAAATACTTGTGAATCTTACGAAAAAATGAGTTAACGTATTGGATTGCCTTTTCTGACTGCGATTTGATGGCCGCTCCATGGGCCACAGATATCTTGAAATGAATCATACAGAGTACTTCAATGGCAGCAGCAGACAGGGTCTTATAAGAGTCACGAGAAGCCAACATGGATACCTGTGGTACACTAGCTGATTCTTTTGTTTTAATTAGCTCATAGATTCTCCACATAGCTTCTGCTGGAGAATGCGTACTTTCTGGATAAACCACCCCTATGGGAAAGTCTAAGTCAAGATAAGTAATCATCCAGTCCCTCAATTCTTCGGCAGAATTAAGGGGTTTTAGAAGCATCTCGGATTTAATTTTTTCTATATCTACTGTGCTCATTATTTTTGTCCCATAGTTTTCTTATATTTTAAAGATTTCCGTATGGTTACTCTATTCCAGTTATATTTGCATATATCTTTTACTCTATGGACTATGTGGTGACTGGCTGGAACCTTATAAAGTTTTCTGTCTATATTTTCTTGAAACCAAGTAATAAGCTCTTGAACTTTGTCATAGGTAATATCGCTGTAAATCCTTGAAAATCTTGTCTTTTTGTATTTAAACCTAGGCTTAGAGTGCTTTCTGGGTCGTACCTGATTTGCTTTTTGGCGCTTCATATAACCCCATACAAAATTTAAAGCCTTGTATGGCAAAAGAAAAGTACTTTTGTCAAATTCTGAAGCCACTATAAAGTCATATTTATTGGTACTGTAAAGTTCTTCAACAGTAGCTTCTGTAGGATTTCCATTTTTTAAGTAAATTAATTTAGCATCGGCTCCAATTAGGGCCGATTTGCCTGTAGATTTGAATGTTATTGTATATTTAAGATCCATTTCCTGTGTCCATAATCATATATTTTATATAAAGGTTTATCATGCCCCAAATGTATTTTGCTAAATATACCAGCAAGAGCCTGATCTCTTTCTGTGGGATAAATCTCTAATATTTCAGGGTCATTTATTCTTTTGCATTTAGTACGAAATATCCTAGTAACCTTATCAGTGTACCAATAACTTGGCTGGGTGGTTTTTGTTATTTCTTTAAATCCCAAAGTTTTATAAACATTACCGTGACTAAGTCTGTTATTGCTGTAAGTTAAAAGTTTTTCTTTATATTCTTTTATAAAATTTTTAACCAATCTAGATGCGTTACCATATATCTTGTAATCATAATTAGTGGCAAATCTAGCTATTTCCCAACATTTATCTTTATTGTTTTTTCTAAAGCTCATGCAACTTAGTATTTTTTTATTATTATCAATTAATGCATAAGCAAAACTAGCTTTAGTGTGCCCATCTAAATGGTATTTTTCAAAAAAAGCAGAATATTCTTTATTTTTATGTAATTTTATTAACTTTAAATTAGAAGCTCTTTTCTTATATTTTGTTTTTATATTAATTCTGTTCTTTATCATAGCTTTTATAAGCTTTTGTTTGCCATACCACTCGTCCACATATATTGCTAGAAATTTTATATTTTTTTCTTTACATTCTTTATATTTATCTGTATGATGCCTGTAGCCTTTTTTACAGGCCTCAGAATGCCAGTATAATCCGTTCAATTCTATACCCACGTTTAATTCTGGTATATAAATATCTAGTTCTTTTTTATCTAATATATTTCTAGCATTATATTCTATTTTCCCACTATATATAGTTTTTATAAAATCAAATATTTCCTCTTGAGGCTTGGAATATTTTGAGGCGTCTTTTTCTATAAATGGAGATCTTTGTAAATTATATAAACTTTTTTTTGCAATTTTTCCGTTTTTGTTTTTAATTTTTAGTTCAGACTTGCAATTTTCATAATTGCCAGATATATATTCAAAACCTAGTTCTTTAATTTGAAGTTTTACTTCCTCTATTGTTCTTTTTCTTGTTCCATTTTTTAGTTCTTCTTTCCAACATTCACTGCATCTATTGCCAGCATTCCACTCTTTCCAAGTTATATATCCTACATGTTTTTTAGGGCATTTATATTTTAATTTTTGTTTGTTATTTTCATAAAAATCACTTAAAACTAAAAAATTCTCTGAAAGAAACGATGCTTTAATATCTTCAATTTTATTTTTCTTACTTTTATTAGAGCAGGTTCTACATCTGTCTCCTCTTTTGAAGTATTTCCATGTTATTGTTTTTTTGTGGTTTTTTGGACAAAGAACCTCAAATTTAGAATATTTTTTATCATAGAAAAAAGAAAGAACCTTATATCCTTCTTTTTCTATATAATCAATCATATATTCTTTATCTAGTATCTTCATGGTTACTTTGTTAAGATTAAGACAGTAACCTATGGTCTATTATCTGCCTCGTTTACATATTTATCCGAATTTTCTGTTACACGTCTAAATTCTGAATCTGCTTGAGCTTCTGCTAATTCTAAAGCATTATCTCTGGGATAAACGACCATTCCACTCATAGTACCCATTACACTGGCAATACCAATAGCATTGCTAATGGCTTCTTCAACAGCCTTTCTGGCATCATATAGACCAAGCTGTTTTGCTGTACCAAATTTGTGTTTGTTAACGTCATAGCAGTGTTTGGACTTTGTAGTCATGAGACTAGTAACAATTTCATCGATTTCTTCTTCCGAATAACCAGCATTTTCTAGGAGACGCTTTACTGGAAAGAAAAAGCTAGGCACCATAACATTCATCACGATATCATTGTCTGAACACTTGGTTGCCAAATTTAGAGCAATATCAATCAAAGTACGTCCACCGCCTGGAAGAGCACCATCAGTAATGGCTGCTCTAACTGCACAAACAGCATCTTCGGCGCGGTCATGCTTTTCTTTTAACTCACCAGAAGAGCCAGCAAATACTTTTAATTTAGCAATACCTTTTGTAAGCTTTCCTAGTCTTTCTTCTAGTTTAATTTTTTCAATCTTAGATTCAGCATTGTTGATCATGTTGTCTAATTGTTCAGCGCGTTCTTCAATCAAGGCCTCATCGGAATCACCAACAATGGTACTTCTGAAACGGTACATTTCAAATTTATCCATGCCAAAACCAAGGTCTTTCATTTCAGCTTTAGCAATGTTGTTGTCCATTCCAAAAACTGTACTTCCTGTAAACGCTGCAAGGTCCATTAAAAACTCTGTCTGAGAATTTACGATTTGATCCATTGGAGTTTTTAGTGGCACAATATTTACGGCACTAGGGTTGGCAAAGTTCATTGCTAATTGAATAAGAACTTCTTCTGAGAAACCGTGAGCAACAAAAATTAAATTTTTATATTCACTTTGTTGGGTGCTCCACATGCCACCAAAAGTTTCTAAGATGCCTTGAAATTGAACAAGATCAGTAACCATTCCATTATATAGTAAGAAAAGTGGTTTGTCTAGATCACATCTTTGGTTTCCACGATCATTAATAAAAGCATTTCCAAACTTACCAATACTTTCTTCGTATCCAATAGGAATTGGCAATCCTTCGATTAACTCAACTTCATAACGATCAGGGCCAGAAAGTTCTTGAATAGTAACGTGAGCACTAGCACCAAACTCTAGAAGCTTAAAACACTCTATAACAGCTTTGGCCATTTCTTCGTCACCATTAGCAGAAATAGTAGCAACTTGTTCTAGTAAGTTTCTATTTTTAGTTGTAATTTTAATAGCATTTTCTTCAATAAAAGGAAGAATATATTGATTAAGAGCTTTTTTAACCTCACGAGCTACGCGTTGGGGAGAAGCTTTTTTATTTTTATCAGTATACTCAAACAAAGCATTAATAAAAGCGTTAGAAAGAATAGTAGCAGTAGTTGTTCCATCACCAGCTTCTGAGGCTGTACGAATGGCAGCGTCACGAGTTTGCTCCATAATAGCGTGCATGAATGGATCTTGATGTCCTAGGCTTTTAAAAACTGTAACTCCATCTTTGGTATTTTTTGATGGAATACCATGAAGATCACTTTCAATTAAAACATTTTCTCCACCTGGACCAAGAGTGCTGCCTACAATTTGAGCAATCTCATTCATTGTGTTTTTTACATAACGTCTAATTTTCTTTTTATCAGAAATGAAAAGTTTTGCGCTAGATTTTACTTTGCGTGATGACATCAATTCTCCTATAGAGTAAATTAAATATACCTACAGAATTAATATCGTAATTAGTTATTGAACCAGTATTTTAGAACAATATTGTGTTCAGCTGGAACGTGAAGTTCATTGCAAACTTCAATTGGGTCCTTGAATTCTAATTCTACAAATTCTTTGTCGGGATCTTTAGTTAAGTCTATATTGCCAGAAACTTCTATTTCGAATAAATATAAAAGTATATTTTTTTCTTTTACCCATTTAACGTGGGCTAGTTTTATTTTTTCTACGTCAAGATTTGTTTCTTCTTTTAACTCTCTGGCCATTCCAATAAAGGGATCTTCACCTTTATTTAGATGACCCCCAGGACTGCACCATTTTTGGCAATCGTTTCTTTTTCCCATAAGAAGTTCGTCTTTTTCATTTCTTATATAGGCTATTGCTACTCTTTTACTTTTAAGCATATTCAAACCCATACTCTTCAACGTCATTTTTGGCACCATTCAAAATAAGAAGCAAACTATTTCTAGCTATAGGATAACTTTGAAATGTCTTTTTTACAGAATCATAAATTTTGTTGTCATTTAAACATTTTACTTTTCTTTTGCGATTTATTGATTTTCCATACATGTGATTTTTCTTGCCTGTTTGTCTTTTAGAAATTTGCGGACAAGTTTTTTGTCCCTGAAATTTCATTATTCTTTTCCTGTATTATCAGTTTTTGGTTTAACCATATTTTCTAATATCTTTTCATTTTTTTCAAATGTTTTTAAAGCTACTAGTTTAGCAATAGATTCTACTTCTTTTTTGTTGAGACTAGGCATTCTTGTACTAAAAAATTCTAAAAACTTTTCTCGGTCAGGCCATGTTTTGTAGGCCTCTTCCATTTTGTTTAATTTTTTGTCTAATTCTTTAGTTGAAACTTTTACTTTTTTAGGAAGCTTGGTTGTACCTTTAAGGGCCTTTCTGACTTCTTCTTTTTCTTTAGCAGAGACAGCTTTAACTTTATCTTTAGCAATGGTTGGAATGTCAGTTTTTTCTAAACCATCAGCAGTCACTGAACACATAGTTTTCTTTGGTTTTTTTCCAAGCTTATTTACACATTTATCTTTAGATAAAACGTGCATTTCTGGGTCTATACACTCTTTTGCTAAAGCTGCACCACCAGTGAGTTGGCTAGGTGCTACAGCTCCTGAACCAGCTGTCATTGTTTTTTTAAGAGAAGTATGGTGCTCATCAGCCATTTCAAAAGCTTTATTTCTTAAAGTTTTGTTTTTATCATGTTTTGAATGTCCTGCACCATATGGAATGTCATGAGTAACTTTCCAACCGCTATCTTCTTTATTTCTAGTCATGTTTAATAAATGTCGCCCTTCGGGAGTGTCAACATGTACACTATATTTGCCTTTTTTTATTTTTGTAAGGCTATATTTATGTTCACTTTCGCTTTTTTTCATTTTACTTAAGTTTTCATTGACCTTTGTCCAATTGCCTTTGTCTGCGATGAATCTGTTAAAAAGTCGTCTGGCTTCATTTACTTTGCCAGCTTTATGAGTATTTGTAATGTGTTGAACCATTTTAGACCTATCTGCGTGCCCTGCAGGGATAAAGCCTTGGTGTTTTTGACTCATTGTTTCATGAAATGCTGGTTGGGTAGCTTCTTTTTTATTAGGAACAGGAGTGTTTGCAGGCTTCTTATCTAGTTGGTCCCACTTGGGAGCGCCAGATCTGATGTTTTTGATTTCTTTGTTAGGAAGTTTGTTGCCTTTTTCGTCAATCTTTTTTACATTTCCAAATTCGCCACCAGGCTTCTTATTCAGATCCATAGTTTCGTTTCTTGGTGCCTGTTTAGGTTTTTTATCAAGAACAGTAACACTTCCAAACTTAGCACGAGCTTGTTCTTTAGTCATTGGAGGCGGCTTAGGGGAAGGATACATTTGATCTTCTTTTTTTAATTCTTGAATATCAATTTCTTCTCTTTTTAATAGATCTTCTACATAAACATTTTCAATAGATTCACTTTTAAATAGCGATTCGCCTTCAGCATCTTCTAAAATTTCACAGTGAGCAGTCTTATTGCAAGGTTTTATGGTGCAACAGATATCACGAGCAAGTGAATCTAAAATATTTACGCCATCACGTTTCATAGTGCCACCTTCAATAGACCAAGCTATCAAGCTTCTAGATTTTGCTCCATGGTGTCTATTGTCATATCTAAGGATGGCAGCAACATCTTTTGCTCCAGCGTGGCCTACAGCATCGAACAATTCGCCTTTAGCGTAAATATATGGAACTTTTACTTTATCCCAAAAATACAACTCATGTTTATTAGAGCAGTCAGATTTTTTCATTATCTTTTTAGCAAAAGTAACTTTACCAACCACTTGTACAGGATTTTCTTTTGATTTATGCTCCCAATTAAAAACACTATCATCAGACCCAAGAGAGGAGATATCCATTTTTTCAACATTGATTTTTTCAGCAGAGCTGTCCATCACCTCAGAAACTGCAATACCGTGAATTATTGTTCCACGTTTATTTTTCATTTTCATTCTCCGTATATTCAAAAATATAACCCTTGTATTGTTTCATTTTACTATTTAAAACACTAGATATGTGCCTAAAGCCAATGTCCAGATCATTAGCGCATTCTCTTCTATTGTACCATTCACCTACAAGTTTCCCTTTTTCATAAATGGCAGATTTGCCACCATCTCCGCCCCTTCTTATCTGAATAGCCTCATAGACATTAAAAGTATTATTTTTAAGTTTTTTATCCCACATTTTCTTAGCAGCCTTGCCAACTTTAAACTTAACTTCTGGTTTGTTTTGTGCAATTGCCATATTTTTAAGAGTATCTTCCCTAATAGTTGGGTTTTGCCATCTTTTTTTTAATTTTAAAGAACCTTCTTTACCATAATTTATATTTTTATCACCAGATTGTTCTTTAGATTTCATTGTTTTTAGCTTTTCTGCCTGTTCTTTTCCATAAATTTCTTCGTAGCTTTTACCTTTTCTGGCCTTGCTCATTTTATTTTTGGATTCTTTTGTATGTTTATAGCCCTTTGTGCTAAATTCGCCACCAACGGTTAAATTATAGCCTTTGTTTATAGAGTTAAGCTCTTTTATATAAAATCGTTCTCTTTTGTTTAGCTCTTCAGTATTGCTACAATTTTGTATAATTTCTATTATAAAATTTTCTTTTCCATATTTTTTAATAGCACTTGACAACTTAGGACAATTTGAACTTTTAGCACAATGTTGTGACCATCTAACAGATAAAGAATGCACGGTTTGGCCTATATAGATTTTATCATTAATTATATTGGTGATTTTATATATAATCATTATTTTAAGATTATGTTTACATTAAAATAGAACCTGGCAATATATTGCTAAACCCTTGATATTTATCGGATCTCAATAACTATATGAAATTTATCAATTTATTGCTTCTGCGTTAACCTTTATTTAATATTATTAAGTATTTACGCACTCTAATTGTGTAAAAGGTTAACCAAACACTAATAAGGAGAAAAAGATGATCAAATCAACTGCTAGTGCAGATGCTACCCTTCGGGATTTAGCTGAGCATCTAAAAAGAAAAGTTAGCGAATCTGCTACTTTAGATACAGTTCGTGAAGCTCGTGATGCTAATGGATGGCCTATGCTGTTCTTGTCTTTAGCTGGTGCTGAAGCTGCTGGTGACAACGTTGTTGCTATTCGTATGAAAGGAATCGACATGGTTTCTAAAGACGTATTTGGTAACGATGCTATCGCTTACACCCCTCATACAATAGAAATTGCTTATGAAGATACTGTAGCTGATGAGTTAGATAAAGCTGTTGTTATCGCTGAGTGTGCAAAGGTTGGCGTTAAGCTTGAAATCAAAGCTATTGCTGCTGCCACTGCTGTAACTGAAGCCTCTATAGATGCCAAAGCTGCTGACCGTGAAATTGAAAACGACGACTTGTGGCCAACTAAAGGAAGATAATTAACCAACCAACCAAAAGGAGTTCATAATGAAATACACTGATGAACAAGTAAATAAAATTTTGGCTCAGTTGGAAGATGAATTCTCTTCTATTTTACACAAATCTGAAGAGGAAGCTGCTAACCTTGAAACTCAAGAGACTGCTGAAGAAGTAGAAACTCAAGAAGTTGTTGAGGAAACTCAAGAAACTGCTGAAGTTGAAGCTGAAGAAGCTTCTCATGACTACACTGACGAAGATATCCAAGAAGTTGAAGGACTTTATGCTGATATGGACAAGTCAGAAGCTGAGATTCACTGGAAAGCTTTAAAAAAAGCCATGGGCGAAAAAATTA